CATTTGATTTTTTGTATCCCATTCAGGGGGTGTATAACGCTGAACGGGTGTAATAAACAGAAGTCTTGCCGTAGTTCTCTTGGAAACGGTGTCGATGACATACCGAACTGCACCATGAATTTTCGTGATGTCAACGCTGTCTTCAACAACTTCTTCCATGCCAGTTTCAGCGTTGAATGTGGAAGCGTTGTACTTGATGATGCTGTTGTCATCCCAGCTATATTTCGCACCAGCCCAATCATTACAGCCAGCCCACACGATAATCAAGTCACGATCTGTCGCAAGCGGTTCAAACTGGTCATATCCATCAGAATTGCCAACGCCTGCGGTCGTTTCGGTCAAAGTCATTTGCCATGCAACGCCCTTGAACAGATCAACTCCGTATTTGGTCATTGTATTGCCGCCGATGGCAGAATTGATGATACTTAAATCATAGCCGGGAAGATACTGTGGAAGATAATCCACCCACCTAGTAGTGCCAACACCCTTGCTTGCATTCCAGCGTACATCGGTCATAGAATCGCCAAACACCTGGATTTTAAGGCTTTTTTTCTCGATTTCGTCTTCGTCATCGTCATTAACATCAATCAAGGTGGAAACGGTCAAATAATTGTAGCTTGTGTGTACGGCAATCCAGATGTAGCCATCTTCACCAGGTGTATAGGTCACATCATAATTGGTTTCGACAGCAGATGTAGAACCATCAATAATGATTGTTCCTTTTTCTTTGTACATATTGCCATCGGAACCCTCATATTCAGTGCCGATTTTCGAAAATGTAGTAAACAATGCAAGCGGATAACCTGCAAGCTGCCAACGGACACTATTGCCCTTGATATAATACTCAACACCAGCTTGCACAGCATGGCGGTGTGTAATAAAGCTTGCGTTGTTATATTCGTTTGGGTAGCCTTGCTTCTCAATGTAGCTGTTACTGATTTCTTCGTACTCTAGTTCGGTTTCAACAACCTTTCCGCATACCTTTTCAAGTGCATCAATCCGTGCTTCCATGCTAGAAAGTTCAACTTCCCAAGCTGCAATAGCATCGGCATATTCCTCAATTACGGCTTCCGAATTGTCAAAGCCATCAGAAATCACAGTGCCCTTGTGAATTTCGGTATGCCATTTGTACGTGTACACATCAGTTTTTGCATCGACACAGCCGAAACGGATTCGGAAGCTAAGCAATCCAGCGAATTTAGTAGCGTTGCCAGAGATAATCCAGCTAAAAACAAGTTTGTCAGTCTGTTCGCTGTCAACCTGCATATCTTTGACCGTGTAGACATCCTTGCTTGAATTTGCTTTGTCGGAAGAAATATCGTTGAAGTGAATTTCGACCCTGTTGCACAAACTCATGTCATGCCCTTCGACTTCTTTTGGAATCTCAAAGGTGAAGATTTCGCTGTTGTGATCGCCTTGCATAAGCGTGTTCTTTGCCGAATTGGCATTTGTAATCGCTCTAGTAATGGGGTCAATTATGAAGTGTGTGTCGGTGTCCCGTACTTCATGCAAATGTACCATGTTTTCACATCCTTTCTTGCATTAAAAAAGCACCGTGCAAAATTTGCACAGTGCTTTATAAATTGGGTTTATTTTAATTCCTTGATTGACTGATTTTCTTTCAAGACACCAAATTGCTTTAGTATCCCTTCAAAATCTTTGTCGTGTTGTGCTTTTTCAGCTTCAGTATATTCGACTTTTCCAGTAACAATAGCTTTTGGAATGCCTTTTTTAAGTTCTTCACTCATTGTTTTCCACCACCAGAATATAATACTTTCCACCTTGTTCAACAATGTTTTCTACAATGAAAGCCGAATCCCGTTCGTACAGCACTTCTTCTTCTCCCGGATTCAAGGAAGATATGTCCCTTCCTCTTTTGGAATCCTTGATAAAAATTTGAACCTGTCCCGCTGGATTATACAACTTGGAACCCTTCGTTGTTGAAATAAATTCTTTGAAGGTAACTTTGTTCCCAGGTTGATAATCTTTCATGAAGGCTGCTACATCATCCGCAGAATTGAAATACAGCGATCTGCTCAAATTGCCGCTGTAAGTAGGTGCTTTTTTCAGTGCAGCATCAAGAGCGTTAATAAGTTTCTGTTCTTCGGTGTCCAGTGTTGCGCCCGTTCGTAGCTTTTCGTTAATGTTATACGCTTTCGCTGACATATAATCGAAAATTGCTTTTTTGTCGGCTTCTGAAAATTCCGATTTTATTGTACTACTTTTCCCGGATTTTTCAAGTGGTTTTTTGAAAGATTTGTCAACATCGGAAATAGCACTTTCTTTGCCCTTCTTGTTCCATTCCTCAGTAGTGCCACCGTTTGCCAGATGTTCAAGCCATGCTTCGTATTCGTCAGAATCTTCGTAAGCAGCCGTGCTACAACGGCAGTTGGGGTGCATGGGCGGCGCATTTGTTCCGGGCATCATTTTATCGACCTTGAAATGTTTGCCTCTCAGAGCCTTACAGACGGGGCAACAGCCACCATTTACGATAAATTCGTACATGTCAAAGCCGTTTCGCTCAAATGACTGCTTCTGCGCTTCCGTCTGCACTCTTGCAAGTTCGGTTCTCATGAGCCGTTCCATGCAGTATGTAGCACCGCCACCAGTAAGCGGGTCATTGCCGTACCAGTATTTCCGTAAGTCTTTTGCAATCGCCCTTGGGTTCTTGCCTTGAATCAGCCCGGTTTGCAGCAGTCTGCCCAGGTCTTCCCGCATCAAATCTTGATACTGCCATATTCGATCAGAGAATTTGCCGTTGTGGAAAGAAGCGTTGACAATGGCATTTGCTTTTGCTGCATTATTCTTCACAGTCTTACCAAGGATGCCAGCTTGCCGCTTCAGTTCTTCTTGCGTTCTGCCTTTCAGAATACCGCCCATAAACTTTTCAAGTTCGTCATGGCCTGCAATCAGTTCAAGACCGATGTTTGCTTTCAGCATTTCCAGGCGGTTAATCTTCATTGTGGCATTGTATAGCCGCATTTCTTCATTGGCCTTTGCGGAAAAGTCTTTTTCTTTTACATACTTCTTCGCTTTACGCTCATATGCGGCTATATCAAGCTTGGAAACACGCTTTTTTGCTTCAGCTATAGAAATACCCTCTGCCCTTGCGTACTTGCCGTAGAAGCTGTCTATTTCCTTCTGGCAGGCATCGAGCATGTTGCTGTATATCTGGTGTAGCTGCTTCGTGTATTCCTTTTCGTCTGTGATGTAGTGCTTTAATGCTTCGGCTTCCCGCTGTGCCCAGTAATCCTTACTGTTCATCGTTCACCACTTCTTCGTTTTCCGTTTCGGTTGGTGCATTATTGTCACCAACTCCAAACATCATGCGGTCAACTGCGGTTTCCTCTGCTGCCTTGTTTTCTTCTTCGATCTTGTCCAGTTCGTCTTGCACATTATCCACGATAGAAAGCACTTTAAGCTGCGTTTCGTGGGAAGTGATGCCCTCCATCTGCGCTGCAATCTGTGCTTCTTCCAGAAGGTTTGCGGGAATGTTCGGTGTGAACTTATAATCAAGCTGAATCCACGAATCAGCAGGCACTTTGGAAGCCGGGTGACTGAAAAGAAGCTTATATCTGCGGTTCATGCCGCTTGTGAATTTACGTTCTTTTGTCTTTGCCAGATTGCTCATGGCCTGAAGCTTGTACTTCAAAGCAATGCCAGAACTAGTGCCGAAGCTTTCATCAGAGATATTCGCAACCATGCTAATCTGATAGATAAGCCGTTCCAGCCGTTCCAGCAAGTTTTCCTGTGCCGTATCATTGCAAGGCTTGTCCATGAATTCAGCAACAATCTTTTCAGCATCTTCGCCCGTAAGATTCAAAATTCTTGTATCTCTGATGAACTTAACATCTTCACTGTCGATCAGGGCACCAAGGATTTTCAAATACGCATCAGCGAAATAGTCAACATCGTTTGCCTTTTCGGAAATAGCCTTGTTATAGGCGTTAGCCATAGAAAGAATGGGTTCAAAAATGCCCTGTCTTTCTTCGTTCTGCATAAATTCCGTTGCTGGCACACCGTCAAAATAATGCGGCATCCATTCGCTAGTCCACTGCAAGCCACCCGTTAC